CCAAAATCTATAGCATTTCCTGTTGAAGCAATACTAATGTATTGAATAACATTTGTGTCTGCAGTTGTATAACCTCCACCAAAAATTCCTCTTGGTGCAAAATTTCCTGCAGTAGGCCACAACCCTTGCTTCTGCCAAAATGCTTGTTGATCTAGCGTCCAAATACCTTTGGCTACGCTATCTTGATATGGTCCTGTAGGAGGTACGGCTACTGGTCTAATGATTCCAGCATTCCATTGTTTAATACCCATTTATAAACCTCCGTGAGCGTTGGAACAGGCGGCTGGGCCATTTACACCTTCAAGCAAATCACCAAAATCAGTAGCATTTCCTGCGGATGCGATAGTTACATAATCCATAACATTTAAACTTGATCCATCACTACCTCCTCCAAATACACCCCTAGTAGCACTTGATGTTGCTGAAAAATTTCGTCTACTGATAGTCAAGTCGCCAAAGTCTGTAGCATTACCAGTTGATGCAATAGTTACGTAATCAATAACATTTACATATGTAGCAGTAAATCCACCCCCAAACAAACCACGAGTACTTGATGAACAACTTGACAAACTACGTCTTGCAACAGTTAAATCGCCAAAGTCGGTAGCATTGCCAGTAGTGGCGATGGTTACGTAATCAATAACATTTGTTACTGATGGAGATGCACCCCCTCCAAATAAGCCACGTGTGGTTGACGAACAGCTTGCTGGAGTTTCTCTAGTAAGAGTTAAATCACCAAAGTCCGTTGCGTTTCCAACAGAAGCAATTGTTATATAGTCAATTACATTGACATTACCAACATTGGATGACCCTCCACCAAATAAACCACGTGTTGATGAAGAGCAACTTCCAAGACCATCACGAGCAACAGTTAAATCACCAAAATCTAAAGAATTTCCTTTGGTAACAATTGTTACATATGTTATTGTATTGATTTGGGTTCCATCAGCGTCATACCCGCCTCCAAAAACACCGACTGTAGAGGATGCACAAGCTCCTCCACTCGCCATAACAACAGCCAAATCCCCAAAGTCAACAGAATTTGATGTATTAGCTATAGAAATGTATTGAATAACATTAGAAGTTATTGAAGTATATCCACCACTAAATAAACCTATATCTCCAACTAAAGGAGGAGAAGGCCAATTACCTGCACCTTGTGCTTGGTATTGAGCAGGAAGTGTCCATACACCTGAATAGCTTGGCATTTATAAACCTCCGTGGGCGTTTGAGCACGACACAACATACATTACGCCTTCTGTTAAATCACCAAAATCTGTAGCGTTGCCTGCTGAAGCTATTGTGACGTAATCAATTGTGTTGACTTTGGTTGCTTCTGCGTTGATAGCACCACCACCGAACACACCCCTTGTAGACGATGCTGATGAACTAATATACGCTCTTGTTTGCGTCAAATCTCCAAAATCAGTAGCTGCACCAGTAGTAGCTATAGTCACGTAGTCAATGACGTTTGTATAAACATCTGACCCTACATTACCGGCAGCAAACAATCCTCTGGTTGAAGACGAGCAACCCGCTAAACCATTTCTAGCTGTGGTTAAGTTACCGAAACTTGTTGTATTGCCAGTAGAAGCAATGGTTACATACCCAATTGTTGTAACCCTTGAACTGCCGTTAAACCCACCGGCAAACAACCCTCTAACATCAGAAGAGCAAGCACCAATACCTTGAACAGCGGCTGCAAGGTCTCCAAAATCTGTAGCATTACCTGCGGAAGAAATAGTTATATAGTCAATGGTATTTGTTTCTGAGGAAACCACATAACCGCCGCCAAAAATACCTCGAACATTACTTGAGCAGCCAGCTAAAGATTTTCTGGCAACAGTTAAATCACCAAAATCTGTAGCGTTACCTGCCGATGCAATCGTGACGTATTGGATAACATTTACATTATTGCTTACATAACCGCCAGCAAATATCCCGCGAGTTGATGACGCACATGCGCCCATAGACTCCGTACTAGAAAGTAAGTCACCAAAGTCTGTTGCGTTGCCAGTAGTCGTAATTACTATTTGTGATATAACGTTAATCCTACCATCGGCTTGATTTCTTCCACCCGCAAACAACCCAATAGGCGCAGGCGTCACACTGTTACTAGCCGCGCTAAACGCGCTAGGGCCGTAGCTGTTTATAGCCCACACAGCAAACGTGTAAGCTGTACCATTAGTCAAACCTGTGACGCTAATTGGCGAAGAAGCCGCAGAACCAATGACTCCACCGGGCGTTGAGATGGCTGAGTAAGACGAGATGGCTGAACCACCAACATTTGTTGGGGCAGTAAAAGCAACAGACGCGGAAGCATCACCACCCGAAGCCGTCCCAATGGTTGGCGCATCAGGGTTTCTTAGCGGATCAAAAAAGGCTGAGATAAACCCAGCAGGAGAACGCATTGCCATGCTAATTCTCCTTATGCGCTAATTTGTTCGTAGCTAATCGTGTAAGTAATCTTGCTTGAAGTGCCGCTTGTAACAACGATACTTTTATCTTCTTCTAAATAGATTGCAGTTGTCTTATCAACAACAATCAAAGAAGCATCAGCAGGAACAGACACAGTAGACACGATTGGGTAATTAGTACCTGCACCAGCCGCTGCAGAATTAATTGCCACAGTCACATCAACTGCCGCAGTACCATCAACATTAGAAGCCACAATGTTGTTAATCTTCAAAACAAATCCTGAAGATGCCGCATTGGACAACAATGTATTTGCAGTTGTATTTGCTGGTGTTAAATAACCAGTTTTCCCGTAGATTGATGCTACGCTGACAATATTTGGTGCAGCCATGATATTTCCTATTAAAAGCCAAAAACAATAGCCATCGCAATGGCTTTACCAGTTGTGAAGCCTGGCGCTGGTGTCTGCCACTCAGGAGCAGTTGCACCAGAATTCATCGCCAATACTTGATTAGCAGTTCCTTTTGCTAAACGAACATTGTCCGTACCATTGTGATAAATAGTATCACCCTGAGTAGTTGTAGGAGCTAATGCATCAAAAGCAGCAGTTTGAGTCGTAGCACCTGTACCACCTTTAGTGATTTTTAGTGCTGGACCAGCATCAAACAAAGCATCAATAGAGTCTAGATCAGTATTGATCTTAGTACCCCATGTGTCTGTTGAAGCGCCAACTTCTGGCTTCGTTAAGCCTAGATTGGTGGTGGTTGTATCTGCCATTTATTACCCCTATGAACGAGTAGTTGTCCAAACCTCAGATGTATCAGAAATTGGCGTCCATGTTTCTGATATATCTACCTCAGTCTCCCATTTTTTGCGTCCTACAACAATCATATTTGATGATGTGTTAAACACAATAGAAGACTTCTGAATTCTTTGCCCATAAATAGATGCATCACTTACTGCATCCATTGAAACTGCCGCATTTAAGATAACAGTTGAGTCAACAGTCATCACCGCTTCTGAAGCAACAGTAGCAGAAACAAATGCTACTCGTGTTCCAGATATGACGGCTGATGACACACCTGCCATCGTTGCCGCACCTGCAGCCTTATATCTAGCGTCAACAGTAACCCCACTTTGGGCAGATACTGTAAACGCACCATTAACAACTCTAACGGCACTTGTACTTACTGCACTTTGTCCAGCAGCAGTAAAAGCACCGAGGCTTACTCCAAAGGAGTAATTTCCTCCTCCATAGTAGCCAGAGCCGTATGCAGCCATGTTATGTCAATGTAACGTCTAAACTACCAGCAGGAATGCGGAACACATCGCCATCATTAATGGTTCGATCTGTTGTCAAAGCAGCCCATGCCAACATATTGCCACCAGTTGATGCATCAAATACTGCTGCCCAACCAATTGTTCCCCAATTACCACCAGAAGCAGCGTCAAACTCAATTGCTGAATCATTTGTAGCAGTTGTAGGAGCAGTGCCAGAAACAGACATTGTTCCTGTTGCTTTACGAGCGTAACCATTGCCAGTAACTTCTGTGCCACCACCAGTATCACTAGGAGCTGCTGTAAACAAACCTACATACCAAGCAGTAGGGCGTGTAGCAGAACTTGTTGTAAACAACCAAGTAAGTACTAGATTTTCTGTATAGTCATTAAAAGAAGCCATTAATTACCCCAAAGAACGGGCTCGAACAAGTGGAGTTGAAGAAACAGATGCCCTTTGATCTGCAACCTCAATGTCGCCCAAGGAGTTGACATACATCTGACTCCATGTGGCAAGACGCTCATCATCTTTCAAGTATGGAGTTGCTTCTACAAGCGAACCATACAAGTACAAGTCTGGGGCATAAGCTAAAAGCCAGTTGCTTGTGTTTGAATCACTCAGCGCAGGAATCTTAGCATAATATGTAAGCTCTGCGGTATATGTTGTGTCAGGAGTTGGAATAAATTCCAATTGAGTACCAACAATTGTGTAATAAGCTGGTTTTCCAATAGAAATGTATCTACTGGATCGCAATTCATCAGCATAAGCTTCAGTTACAAATTCCAATCTTGTAATAGGATTGGTATTTAATTGAAATTCTTTGGCTGATAACCAATCTGCAGGGTATGAGAAAAATGCCGTTTCAATATCGCCATTAGCCCGTTTAACCATTTGTCTGGTTCTAAGCTTACGATTAAATTTTGCTTCTGCAATAGAAATAAAGCTAGGAATGATAGAAGTCAGGTCATCCCGATTGAGATAATCTGCTATTGTTGCTTTAAGCCCTGCAAAAGTATCAAGTGCCATTTTCTACATCCCTACACGCTAGTGTATGCTCATGTTTGTACTCAAATGTGCCAATATGAAAGATCTGTTTTGAGAGATCTTGGTCAACATAAGTTTTATGCCCATTTTGGGCGGCTCTACGGCAAAACCATACATCTTCACCAATATAGTCTTCCGCAGCGGGAACCCAAGGGATAGCAAACCAAGGATATTCCATAGATTTGTAGACTTCGGATTTAACAAGCATTACACCCATTCCGCAGTAGTCTACCTCAACAAGTCCTGTTGAATCGTCCTCAGTATATACCCGATTGATAAAAGTTGCATCCATATCTGGGGTATTTTTTTTCACAGCAATCGGCTCGGTAGGGAATCTACGCTTGGCATAGTTTCCACAGACAATACCAGTATCATGTGCCAGTAATCGGATAATCGAATCCTTTGGGAAGCGCATATCGCTATCTAGCCACAGGGTATGGGTACACTCAGCCTCAATAGCATCCCTAGCCAAATCCTGACGTTGTGCTGACAACAATGTTCCAGAGCTAGTGTAGATCACTACTTTGTGATTTGTTGTACCTACAGTAAATCCAACTAGCCTCGCTAAGTCAAAAGCAAATCCAGAATTAACAAAGTCCCGTGTTGGGACTAATATCCCAATGGTCTTACTATCCATTAAACTTCTCCAGGTCTTGTGCGAAATGCACGATTATCAGGGTCATTGAGCCAACGCTTCATGTAAGCTTGGTCTTCTAATTTACCTTCGGCTTTCATTTGATAATACAAAGCCATAGGAATAGATGCAACATGGTGCATATCGCCATTCCAATTAGCTTTCTCATCAAACGAATTAAATCGTTCTTTGTTTGCTTCTACTACATTTGTAGCATCAATAATTGTCTGAATGGTTGCCTCATCCTTTTCAGCATCGTAATGCCAAAGTTTTTGAGTCCCCATCTCTAGGTTTGTATCAAAGATTTTTGTAGTCATAAAAAAAGGGTGGGTTATTAGCCCACCCAGTTGTTTCAGATTAGGTCTGAATTGTTGAGTTCAGGTCATAGACAGCGCCATGAGCCTTCTCGTTCTTAATCTTCAAGCCCCACTCACACAAGAGCATACGCTTCTCGGCATCACCTGTCTTAGCCAGTTCAACTGTCTGGAAGGGACGCAAGAAAGCTACTGATGCGTACTCAGGATCAAGCACAAAAACATCACGCTCACGTTGGAAGCGGTTAGCAACAATGCTCACGTTACCAAAGTCGGAAACATAAATGTCTGCGGCTCCGATAATTGTAGAAGGCTTTGCGCCTGTAACATTGAAACGCTGACCAGCAATGCCAGCCATCTTAGACAAGTTCTGCTTGTTAACAGGACCAGCCATAACGATAGATGGGTTGCCGCCTTCTGTCCACACCTTCTGAATTACGTCTTTCAGCAATGCTTCGCTGAATGAACGCAAGTTAGTAGTTGTAGCATCAGTACGAGCTGCATCAGGGATAGTGGTGTATGAAGGATCAGAACCACCAGAACCTTCGCTTGTATTGGTCTTCAAGAAGGCCAACAAAGCGCCTGATTTACGGGCAGATGACGTAGAACCAGCGGCAGCGGCTTGGTTAGCCAACATTGTGGCCTCCATGTCACGCTTAATTTCCGCAGATTTTTTAGCCATTTGGTAACTCAGCTCAGAGCGACGACCTGCCTTGTCAACCGCTTCCAATGTACCAGCAATGATTACATCCTTACGGCTAATCTGAGTGTAGTTACCCAAACGAACTGTAGCTGTAACTGCTGTGAAAGAGGTGATGTCATCGCCCTCGATCTGTGCATTAGTTGTGATTGCAGCAGCCAAATCATCAGTCTGCCATTCAAAGAAAGTGTTGGTGACGTTCTCACGACCAAC